TACTGACTACATTACACTAGCAGAAACTAAGCAGCACCTGCGCGTAACAAGCAGCGCAGACGACTCCTACATAGGCGGGCTTATTGCTATGGCCGTGGAGGCTTGCAGTAATTACCTTGGCTACTCTATTCGTAAGGCTACGGCACGCTATGGCTTCGACGGCTTTACAGGGCAGCCTGCGCTTGTTAACCCGCTTAACGGTACCAATATACCTAGCGGCAACTACTTGCGTTTAAACACGCGCTGCTTGTCTGTAACAAATGTATTCTATATTAGTGACAGCAACGCAATTACAGCCTACGACTCAGCAGATTGGATTAGTAGCCCTGAGCCAATGGGCTTATATAGCCGTAACATCTTTATAGAAACAGCGCCGACATTGGTAACAGACGACGGGATTAAATACATAGTAGAACTCACAGAGGGCTTTAACCCAGTTGGAACTTCTAGCGTAGAGCCAGACACTATTTTTCCAATGACAATAAAGCACGCTGCACTTTTGTTAATTGCTCAGTATTATGACAATAGGCAGGCTATTGTAACTGGTACTATTCAAAGCCCGCTAGAGTTTGGCTTCCATTATTTGTTGGACCCTTATAAAATACAAATTTTAGTATAATGAATGCAGGGGCTATGGATGTACTGGTGAGCCTACAAAGTTACACCGAGACAATAGACACGAACACTGGGGAGAAGTTGCAGACTTGGACCGAATACGCTACCGCATGGGCTGAGCGCGTAGAGGCGCAGTCTGGTAATGAGAATGTAAACGCCGACCGCAGAGAGCATAAGCAAATAGTAAATTATACTATTCGGTATAATACCAGCGTGAGCGTTAAGCATAGAGTGGTAGAGGACGGCATAGCCCATAACATTGTTAACATCGCAAATTTACAGCGCAACCTATATTTGAAACTACAAACCGAAGTTACACTGTAATGGCAAACAAACGCGAAACTAAAATGGATGGGCTTGCAGAAGTAATAGCTGCACTAGAAGCCATTGGCGTGGATGTTAAAAGCAAACAGTTACAAGATGTTATAAAAAAAGAGTCTCAATGTATTATAGACACGGCCCAGAATTTAGCGCCTAAAGACACTGGTAATATGGCGGAGTCTATTATGTTCATTACAAAACTAGACAAACAAAATAGGGAAAAAGTGTTAATAGGTTTAAATAGTAATTACTATAATCACTATTTAGGCGTAATGTGGGAATACGGCACAGCGCCCCGCATACAGTCAAACGGACGCTATACGGGTAGCCTAGCGCCTCGCCCATTTATGCGCCCAGCCCTAGACCAAAATAAAAACAAAGTAACTGAGGGAATTATTAAAGGCGTAGACAAAATACTACGCGACTTAGCAAAGAAAAATAACTTAATATATAAATAACCATGGCAACTACTGGATTAGTAAACGGCACGCTTATTAGCATCTATAAAGATGTAGCAGGCACATTAACTAAAATCGCTAACGCGACATCTCACAGCATCGACATTTCAAAAGACATGATTGATGTAACCAACAAAGACAGCGCAGGCGCTAAAGAATTTATTGCTGGCGAGTACGGCTACACTTTAAATGTAGAGGGGATTTTTGAAGAGGACGCAAGCGTAAGCACGCAGGGCCAATCTTTTAAAGACATCCTAGCCGACTTGTTAGCTGGTACTTCTGTAACTGTTGTAATGACTACTAACAGCACGGGCGACCAAAAAATGACTGGCTCAGCATTCTTTAGCAGCTTGTCTTTGAGCGCCCCCAATAACGACAAAGCAACTTTTACTGGCACATTGCAAGGTACTGGCGCTTTGACTGTTGGCACAGTTGCTTAATTAATTTACTATATTTGTGGCCATGACCACAGAAATTAAAATAGGGGGTGCTAGTCATCCCCTTTTATTTAACATGAACAGCCTTAAAAATGTAATGCAGTTGGCTCGCATGGAAAACTTTGCAGACTTGAACATGCAAAAGGACTTAGCCAAGTCTATGGACTTCGCACTAGCCTGCGCATTTTACGGCATTGTTGAGGGCTACGAAGCCAAGGGCGAAAAAACACCGTTTAAAACTGTTGACAAATTAGGCGCAGCTATTCGGAAGTTTTCCGAGTTAACCCCTGCACTTGACGCTTTTACTGCTGCGGTTACTGACTTCTTTTCTAGCGACGAGCCAGAGGGAAAGTAACAGCCAAGGGCGACAGCGCCCCGCTTACTTGGCGCAAAATTGAGCGCATTAGTTACGGAGAACTTGGGCTAAGTGAGGCCGAGTTTTGGAAATGCACGCCCCACTTTTGGCGGTTAAAACTTGAGGGCATGCGGTCCGCGCAGACTCAAGAGTATAGAAACCAGTGGGAACTTATGCGCTGGGCGGTTGCTACTTCTATGGCCCCACACCTGAAAAAACCAATAGAGCCCAAACGCTTGTTAACTTTTCCTTGGGAAGAGCCCGAGTTTTTGTCCATTCACGAAGCCGTTAAGTTATATTCGCATGTCTTTGCCAAGTTAACCCCAGACGCCAAAGCATGAGCGCCCCTATAAAAATAGCCTATAACATTCTTAGCAACTACGCGGGGCTTACTGCTCTTGTTAGTACACGCTTAAACCCCTTGCGCATTCCGCAAGAGTCTGCTTTTCCTGCAATAAGTTACAACCTTGTTAGCATAATTACTAGTCCTACGAATACTAGCCACAGCCGTACAGACTTTGCACGGGTGCAGGTTAATTCTTTTGGCACTACATTCGCAAGCGCTACGGCGGTCGCTGAGCAAGTGAGGGCAGCGTTTGAGGCTGCTACATTGCCAGCAACTTTTAACGGCGTTAAATGCCAAACAATAGAACTAGACAGCGAGGTACAGTTAACCGACGATGAAGCGGGCTTTGCTGGAGTTTACCAAGTTTCTCAGGACTTTATAATTAATTATACTAGGTAATGGCAAGGTCGTTAAACATTGTTATAGGTGCAGACATAGAGAAACTGCGCAAAGGTTTGCAGGAGGCTATTGTGGCTATTCAGTCAAGCGGCTCTAAAATGAGTGCAGAGACCGCAAAGGCTGCAACCGAAATAGAAAAGAAACTGGCTGCAATTTCAACTAAGAACCCAACGGCTGGAACTGTTAGGCAGTTAACCAATTTAGCCATGGAGGCTAGAGCCTTGGGGCCAGAGTTTCAAAATGTAGCTAATGACATTATAAAGCAAGCGGGTAGAATTAAAGACAGCATAGGCGACGCCCGCGCTGAGGTGTCCTACTTTGCCAGTGACACTAGAAGGCTAGACGCTGCAATAGGAACCGTTCAGGCAGTTGCTGGGGCGTATTCAGTTGTAGAAGGCGCCACTGCTTTAATGGGTGTAGAGAGTGAGAACCTAACCAAAACAATGGTTAAACTCCAAGCAGTTATGGCAGTTGTAACGGGGTTGCAGGAAATTCAAACCTTACTACAAGAGGAGAGCGCAGCCATGCAGGGCTTGCTTGCTTTGCGGACCACAGTGTTAACTGCTGCACAAACGGCTTACGCTACCGCAGTAGGCACAGCCACGGGAGTACAAAGGGCATTTAACTTAGCAATGGCAGCAGCGCCTTGGGCATTGGCAGCCACAGCAGTGGCCGCTATTGTTATAGCAGTAGGTAACTACCAAGACAGAATAAAGAAAGCGGCAGAGCAGCAAAAGTTATTTAACGAAATTAATAGCGAAACACAAAAGAATTTTGAAGAGGAGGTTAAAAGCGTTAGCGGTTTGCTGGCCGTAGTTAATAACCATAACGCTAGCATGGTAGAGCGTAAAAATGCGCTAGCCGAAATACAAAAAATTTACCCAGACTTTTTAGCTAACCAAAACCTAGACAAGGTCGGAAGCGAAGAGTTAAAAACTGCGACTACTAATTTAACAAACGAAATTTACAAGCAAGCCAAAGCCAAGGCGGCCTTCGCCAAGTTGCAGGAACTCAGCGCCAAAATGCTGGAATACGAACTAGGCAAACAGCAGGCTCAACTTTCTACGCAAGCCGAAATAAATAGACTCTATGCCAGCGGGGCAAGTCCTGCGCAAGTGCAGAAGTTTATAGAAAGCCAAAAGAATGTAGGCACAATAGCAGAACAAAACGCGGCTAAAATTCAGTCGCAAATTGATGCTATTATAAACATGAGTAACGCGCAGGGCTTAAGCCTTACGCCAGTTAGCAAAGCCACTACTGCAATTAAAGAACAGACTAAGGCAGTAGAAGGTTTAACAACAGCACAAACAAACCAAGCCGCTGCGCGTACATTAGGCGCTCCGCAGTTTGGTGCAGGCGCTCCAACTATTGAAGCCTTTGCCGCAGTCACTGGCCCAATGCAACAATACGCCCCAGTCTTAAAGCAAGCCACTGGCGAGCAGATTGCTATAATGAGCGACTACGAGCAGAGAATGACAGAGGCAGCGGGCGCTATTAATAACGCTTTTAACAGCATGACAGCAGAGGGAGTCGAGGCATTCGGCGACATGATTGGCGGAATACTGAGCGGGCAAATTACTAGCTTTGACGACTTTGGCAAAGCCTTGCTGGGTTCTGTTGCTAAGTTTATGCGGGCCTTTGGTACTGCATTAATTGCAACGGCTACCGCGTCGAAAGCCTTTAAAGAGTTTATTTTAAAGCGGCCCGAAATTGGTATTGCAGCAGGTATAGCATTGGTGGCAGGCTCGGCAGCTATTAGCGGCATGCTTAAGAAAGGGCCACAGCCTACGGCATTCGCTGAGGGTGGAATAGTTAGCGGTCCTACATTGGGCTTAGTTGGTGAATACCCTAACGCTAGGAATAACCCAGAAGTTATAGCGCCGCTAGACAAACTTAAAGGCATGCTAAAAACTGGCGACAATAGCAGCGGCTTTGTGGCAAGCACTACCATAGCAGGCCGAGACTTGGCAATAGTTTTAGAGCGTTATAATAAAGACAGCAAACGGGGTTAATGGCACGCAAGTATTATGGCTCGTTTTTGAGCATCGAAAATATAGAGTACAGAGTAGAACTCTGGGACGGGGCCACTGGCTCAAGTGCTAACAACTTTGCAAGCCGCTACGCTACCAGAGTAACAGCAGCTGGAGGCTACCAAGAGGGCGCCAGTTGCTTACTTGAAAAGTTACTAGAACTAGAGGACGCCACAGAATTAACCCTAGCAGGCGACGGCTTTACTATTGAGCGCCAAGGTCAGGGTAATACCTACTACGAAAACTTTTGTAGGCCTAGTAGAATTTCGACTAACTGGATAATGCCTAGCGACACGGTGCGAAATGCTTTTATAGCTATTGCCAACAGTCAAGAGAACCGCTACGCTATTGTCGTTTATAGAGCAGACGCGCTTTACTATGTAGGCCGAGTGGTTGCAGACCAAGCCGACTACCTACGCGAAAGCATTAACGGGGCGCCAGTGTTTGACTTGGTGGCTGTTGACTCGTTAAACTTGTTAGAGGGTTTCTTTGTAAGCCCTGACTGGTTTACTGACTCATTGGCTACGGGCTTAGACATAGTGCGTAAGTCTTTGGAACTTTGCGGACTTGACGACTACTGGACCGCCTTAGGCGAAAATACCTATATACGCGACGGCGTTACAATGTATGACACGGCGCAGGCAAGTTACAAAGGGCTGGCTAACACTAAGTTTAACCTGCTTAGCTTTTACAATAGCTTTGACCCTTTCGCGGATGTTCAATTTATTGACACTACCGACCCCTTTGAGGCTGGCACAAATATAGACCTGCTAACTTGCAAGCAGGCCATAGAGCAAGTGCTAAGCATTTACGGCAGTCGCATTACATTAGAAAGCGGGGCGTTTTGGATTTTACCAGACGACGCCTATAACGCTACTAACTTAACTACTAGAATTTACAACGCTGCGGGTACCTACCAAAGCAACGGCAGCACAGCCCACGCTGTTAGCCTTGCTGCTAATGTAAGGCCACAGTGGGAAGCCAAGCCGACACTAACATACCAGCCACCAGTTAGGGCCGTGGATGTTATAGAGGAGAGACAAAACGCTATATTTGTTTTAAGGACCGAGCCAGACAATAACAGTATAGAGTTGTCAATAGTTGACAAGACATTACAAGCCAGCAAGCCTACACGGGTGCGCATGCTGTGCAAATGGTTTGACGACTCTTTTGTAGCATTAAGCGCAAGCAGTGCCAAGCGTTACCAGCGTTACTTATTCTATTACCGCATTTATGTTAAAAACTCTGGCGGCACTACTTCACAATACAGCCCAATTACAAACGCTTATAATACAGTAGCTACGCCCGTTTGGCAGACTCAAGAGTTAACAGTTACTAACGCGCGTAATAGTTGGAATACTCATGTATTAGACTTCGTAATGCCTGAAGTTCCTGCTGGCTATACTCGTCTGTTTGTTGACTATTACATAGAGGCAGAGCAGGGCTTTTTTGTAGCGCCTAACAACTGGGCCGCCAACACTACTAACCAGATTAACTTTTGGGGAACCATTACAGCAGCGCAGCCTTATGGCTCAATAGAAAACCCCGACTTTGCCCACACGACCAAGCAGACTGTAAGCGTAACGGGTGCCAGTGGCAACAGCCAACTTATAGAACTTGAGCCCGCCTACTATGACGACGAGGGCCCGTTTGGCTTCGGCTCTATTTTTGTTTACAACGGCTCTACTTTTGTTTTAAGTTCTAACTGGTTCAGCGGTTATGCTAGTGCAATAAGCGCGGACCTAGGTACAATTCTAGGCCGTCGTATTGGTGGCATGTATAATAAATTTGTGCCAGTTGTGCAGGGTACATGGCACGACGCTGGAACTTTGAGCGCTATTAAGTCGCTTAACTTTGACTCTACTAAATGGCTGTTTAACGGGGGCACATTTTACCCACGCTCGGAAAGTTGGCAGGGCGAATGGCTAGGGCTTGCACCTGACTACACGCTAGCAACTGGAGGCGGTAGCGAAGAGTATAACCCTAGGACTGGAGAGCGGACTATTCGCGAGCGACTCAATTACCATGAGTTTGCAATTACTAAACTTAACCTAGAAACTAGCGCTATACCAGACAGACTAGTAGAGCATTTAGTTAACTACTCGGACGGGGCACCGACTACACAGCCAACGCTAAATACGCGCTGGGAAGTAATGCTGGAATACAAAGACAGCACCGAGGTTCTAGACTGGCATATACAAGAGCATAACGCTAGCGTCACTTATGCAGTTGGAACCCACACAATTACTAACGGCTACGAGTTAATTATTTGTAATAGCACGGACGGCAATGTAACTATTAACTTACCGAATGCCACCGAGAGCAAGGGCAAAAAATACTATTTTAAAAAGACAGCGACTTCGCATGTAGTAACTATTGACGGCGGCGCTTACAATATAGACGGGGTAACGGCTACAACTATTAACCAACTATACGGAAGCAAGACAATTATAAGCGACGGCGCGCAGTGGTATATTATTGCAGAGGTTTAATTTGTTAACGACTTGCGTTTAATGTGTTTGTAAATTGCAGGCACTATGGCACAAGCAAGCGCAGACATTATCGCAGGCTCGCAGGGGTTTAAATACCACGCGGCTGCAACCGTTACCTCTGTAAGTTATGACGCGGTAGTTCCAACTGAGGACACCGTTTTTACTTCGTTTACAGTTACTCAAGAGAATGGCACCGCCACCAATGTACTAAGTGCAAGGGGTATGTCGGGAGTAACTTTTCAGCAGGGGGCCTACTTGCCAGCAGGTAAGGGCAATAAAATTACTGGCTTTGTAATTAGCAGCGGCTCTGTAATCGGTTATTAAAAAATGCTAGTAACTCAAAACCTCGGAATTGGCACGCGAGGGACAGCTTACAAAGGTCAGGGCTGGGCTCTGGTTAAGTTGTATAAAGCGCGTGTAACTGCAGACGGTGGCTATTACGAAGGCATTGGCTGCTTACTTCGAAAACTTAACAACTTATAAAAAATGAGCGATTTATTAAATCAGGCGTCCTTAGTTATGGTACCCAGTGGGTATAAAGAGGACACGGTGTATAGTGTAGTACCTAGCGACGGCAGCGGGGACTTAAGTTTCACCCGAGCATCCAACGGAACCCGTGTAAATAGTGCGGGGTTGGTTGAGGTGACGCCGTGGAATTTGGTGCAAAACTCCGAGCAATATAATGCAGGAACTTGGTTGCTTGCTTTTTTAAGTATTTCAACAAATAGTGCAGTTGCACCAAACGGAACAACAACCGCAGATTTATTATACCCATCAAGTAGTGAAGCATATTGTTATGTATCTACAACATCATTTAGTGTTGTTGGTGGTCAAATATATACCCAAAGCGTTTATTTGAAAAGCAGTGGATTTAGATGGGGAATTGTTGACAACATGGCTGGAAGTCCAGGAGCATGGTTTGACTTATTAAATGGCGTTGTTGGCAATGTTGCAAGTGGTTGCACGGCATCAATAGAAAGTGTTGGAAACGGATGGTATAGATGTAGCGTTTCAAGTGTTGCACAATCATCAACAAATTATGCGGATTTTCGTATGTCTGATGCCAATGGTGGCAGTGCAGTAACGGCAAACGGAACTGATGGTTTATTGGCTTGGGGATTTCAATTAAACATCGGCGCAACCGCCAAACCCTATTTCCCCACTACCGACCGATTAAATGTACCACGATTAACTTATCAAAATGGCGGGGGCGGGTGTCCGAGTTTGTTGTTGGAGAAGCAGAGTACGAATGTTTTAACTTATTCGGAGCAAATTAATTCGACAAATTATACCTTAAATAATGTTACATCTTCTGAAAATAGTTTAACAAGTCCAGATGGAACAATCAATGCAGATAAAATAATTGAAAATACAAGTAATTCATCCCATTCAGTTAACCGCGTTGTTGCGTTAGGTGGGACGGTTGATAATAGTGCATATTCTGTAAGTGTATTTGCAAAGGCAGAAGGTCGTTCTCAAGTTTTGTTTTACGACAATAACCAAAATGTGGGTGGCATAACCTATTTTAATTTATCTACGGGAGTCGTTACAAGCGGCACGGGTAAAATTGAGAACTTTGGTAATGGTTGGTATAGATGCACAATTTTTTGCTTAAAAGACAATTCAACAAGTGCAAATCTTCAATTGTATTTATTGGATAGTGCGGGTAATTCCACATACACGGGCAATGGAACAAGTGGAATTGGTTTATGGGGCTATCAACTCGAAGCATCATCTTACCCCACATCCTACATCCCAACCACATCAGCAAGTGCCACAAGGGTTGCGGATGGCCCAGTAAATTTAAGTACAACACAAACACTTACTAATTTTACTTTATTTTACGATGGTTTGATTTTTCAGAATGGTGAAAATATGCTTTTCGGAAGTGGAAATTCAGCGTGGTATATTGATATTGATGGTTCTACGGGGCGAGTTGTTTTAGATTTGGCAAGCGGTCGAATATATAACGCATTCAGTTCTTTGACATCAAACCAACGCTTTAAATTAGCAGTAAAAAGAAGTGCGGGAGTTGTTGATGCTTTTGTAAATGGTACTAAATTAACGCCAAACACCCAAGTAACCGACACAACAAGTTTAACCCTATCTTCAATTACTTGGGCGTTTAGTTCTACATTTTACCCAAAAATGAAAGTCAACGAAATTTGTGCATTTCAAAGTGCATTGAGTGATTCAGATTGTCAAGCCCTAACAACTATCTAAAATGATATTTTCTAAATACGAGTTCACCCCAAGCGAATGGGCAACACTCCAAAAAGACATACAACAAACCACAACCACGCCAAGCGGCCAAACCGTGACAACTTGGAAAGATTGCGCAGTTGTTGAAATTGGGTTTATTTGTTTAGAGTGGGGGCAAGTTGATGACAAACCCGTTTGCACAAAGCAAAGCGACAAATGGGCGGTGGATATTCTATTCTATTCAGAACCCCCCGCAAGTTTTGCCCCGTTTGAGGTTTTCCCAAAGCCGTGCGGGGTGCATACTTTCAGCGGTGATGACAGCCTATATTTAAAGGGGTACTGCGCCAAGTTTCCAGAGTCGGATTATTGCAAACTACCTGAGCCAGTTATAACAAATGAAGCACTTTAATAATGACACTAGCGCGGCCATTGCTACGGCTATTAGCGGCTCTTCGGCCCTCATTACTTTTACTCAGGCTTGGCAGCCAGTTATTACTTTTGGCGTGGGTATTCTCGGTATTATTTCGGGCATTCTGGCTGTGGTGTACTGGAGCAAAAAAATAAATAGGCTTAATGGCAAAGGCTAAAACTAGCGCGACAGCAACCTTTACGCCCAAGGCTAAAAAGAAACTGCGCAAGCACACTAAGCACATTAACAAGCATAAGTCATGCAAAGCAAGCAGAGGCCAAGGCTAAAGTTTAAAAACTATTTTGAGCCCACGCCTAAACGCTTACGGGTTTTAGGTGACAGCATAGCCGCTGCCTCTTTGTTTGTTGCTGGTTTAAACATTGACCACCCAAAACTTATGCTAGCCTGCGGAATAGCGGGCGCTGTTGGTAAATTTGTTACTAACTTCTTTACAGATGAAACGCCTTAAAGACTTTGCGTTAGACTTGTTTCTACTGGCTTGCATAGCCTTTGCAGTTTATGCCCTTTTATTTGCCGTTAAAACGAATAGAAAGCAGCGAGAGCGCTATGTATATGTAAACAGCATTTCAATGCAGCACGACACGCTAGAACGCGTTAAACTTAAATACAAAACATTACGCGACACCCAGCGAATTTTAAATACTAAATATGAAACGCTTTATATTGTGCTTGCTGGTGACACTAGCTGCTCAGCAACCCGCCGCTTATTGTCAATGCACAGACTCCTCGACTCTTGCGGCAAGTAATTACTACCTACTAAAAGGCGCTGAGGCTCGCGAGCAGTTGGCGCTGTGCCGTGAATACCGCAAAATTGACAGCGCGGTAATTGCAGAGCAGGACAAAATACAGTCTAAGTTATTGGACGAGTTGCAGGCCAGAGACAAAAAGGTAACACGCTTTAAAAACCTATGCACTATTTTAGCGGCGGTTACTATTGTCGCCCTGCTATTATGAAAACTAACAATGTTTATATAACCCGCTCTAAGTTTGTAGAAAGCAAAACGCTTTTAATTAGTGACTGCCACTGGGACAACCCACACTGCGACCGCGAGCTACTGGCTAAGCATATGCAAGAGGCAGTAGACGGAGGCCACGACATACTTATTAACGGAGACTTGTTTTGTTTAATGCAGGGTAAATATGACGGGCGCCGTAGCAAGTCCGACATAAGGCCAGAGCATAACGGCAGCCGCTACTTAGACTTAGTTATAGACACGGCAGTAGAATGGTTTAAACCTTACGCCAAAAACATTAAGGTTATAGGCTACGGCAACCATGAGACTAGTATACTGCGCCACTGTGAAACGGATGTTATAGAGCGCTTTGTAAGTG